CCCACACGTCCATTTGGGAATCCATAGGCATTTCTTCCCATCCTTCGCCCTCGATTTCATCCATGTAAATGGGGAAATAGTTCCTACGGAAATAATTCCGGCCAGCGGGCAATGGGAAAAGTTTGGGAATATCGTTTTCCAACAGAAATTCTCCTCTAGGAACAGCCCTCTCCCCATACATCATCTCAATCAGAATCTTTTCGGCTTCTTCTTTTGATTTGGCGATAACGTAATCGATTTGATTGGTGTACATTTTCAAAGGGTACTGCGGACAGTCTTTGAAGGGCTCAAAAGCCGTACTTAACCGTTTAGGTAAATACCAAATCCCCTCGCACGGACAGTTATCATTTAAAATCAATAGAGGAAGCACCGCTGCGGCTCCCGCCGCAGCGGTGCCTTTTAGAAAGTCTCGTCTGTTCATTCTAATGTTTCTTTCGCATAATGTACAACGTTTCTTCGGCCCATGCATGGCAAGCACGATGGCACCAACTTGGAGGATGTATTTCCATAATTATGGCATCTGTCGCAAATACCTCTCGGTATTGAAATGATCCTTTGTAATGCGGGTCATAGAAAGTGTTCTCCGGTGTTGTCATTGAGAACGATCCAGGCAAGATTTTTACACGATGAAACCAATTCGTATTGCAACAAGGCCCAGTCTCCTCTTTGTAGCCATAACTCACCCAAGTGTTATAGAAAATCAGGTCATGTTCTTCTCGATTGTACCACCAATCGAGCAAGCAATTTGCTGTTGCGGCCCTCTTCATTCCCTGATGTTCGGGCAGCTTCCATTCTATATTCATGATCTTATTGGAACTAGGGAAAGGGCCTCCATAGCCACAAGCGATCCAACCATATCCAAGAACATAAAATCCACTATAAAATCCTTTAGGATCATGTGGGTAAAGCCACTCGGGCGGCCTTGGAATATAAATTTTGGGCCTATATCCTGGCGGATTGTCATGCCACGGCCCCGGCTTCTTCTCTGGGATGGCCTTTTGAGGTTCCTCGGGCAAAATCGATAGAGGAAGCACCGCTGCGGCTCCCGCCGCAGCGGTGCCTTTTAGAAAGTCTCTTCTATTCATACTTCACCTCATCCAGCGAACTTCTTTTCAAAATCGAGCCCGGCTGCTTCTGCTAGGTCCTCAACTTCGACACGATGACCTTGTGTAACAAGCATACCGTCTTTGTATAGTCCTTCCCAGCAATCGTCGTTTACCAGTACGAATTTACTCATTCTTTCTCCCCCATTCATAGAATAAAACCATTTGAGGGCGGATAGGATTGCAAAAGGGACCAAAGGAACCACCACCTTCAACCGACACCAACCCAAAGCAATAGAAGTAAAACGGCAGGCCATCCCTCCCGTATTTTATATCGTAGTCTATTTTTCCCTGGATGTCTTCTACGAGAAAATCAACAAGTTCCGCACAGTCCTCGCCTTCTTGGCTGAGACTGTGGAAGTGCGTCAGCAGTTCATGTATGCCACGTCCCCATTCCTGACATTGAACGAATTTTGCAAGTGGGCTTTTAAGCCATAGTTTATTAAAGTTATGTTTTTCATATGGGACATACAGAAGGCTGGGGGTTTTTGCATGTAAACCAGATCGAATGTTGGGATATTCTAGCTTCGGGACTATTCTTCGAATCAGAGGAATGCTGACTCTTTTAAACTGACCCATGTGGATTGTTGCTGCAACGTCGTTATAGGGCGACCCCTCGTTCCAAAGACGTTGGTTCTCCAAAGCAAGAACAACCGTTGGCTTCTGGTGTTCGGGTAGCCCTTTAAGAAGCCCGGTCCCATCCCAATTTTTCATTAAATACGCCGCCCACTCTTTGTCTGAGGCTTGGGGATCGGGGCGAACGTCTATCTGTTTTTTGACTCCCTCAAGGTTCTTCTTAGTCAGCCCTGGGGCTGTTTTTTCTGTAGCTTCTTTTCCAGGTGAACTTGAAGCCAAAAGCGGTAAACCCAAACCCAAAGCCCCAGCTTGTCCGATAAACTCACGACGTTTCATGTTAATTCTCCTTATTGCCATGTATTTTTCGGTCCAGCATTCTCGACCAAACAGTGATGGCCGTAACGCTTTACATGATACTGCATACGGAAGCGGTTCAAGGTAGTGAAAAAGTCGAAGGCCTCACCTTTATTCACCAAGAGCAAACAATTTACTGTTGCGGCCCTCAAAGCAATCCAACCTTTTTCAAAAATCGATAGAGGAAGCACCGCTGCGGCTCCCGCCGCAGCGGTGCCTTTGAGAAAATCTCTTCTATTCATCTGGAAGGGTCCTTGTTTCTTCAGTTTTCTTTTTGGTAACCGATTTCTTTGGATTGTGATTTTTGACGGTTGATTCAAATCCATTTTCCGAATCTCGTCCGGTGTAAATTTCTTACCACATTCCATACAATAGTAACCATGCAATAGCCGGACCAAACGGAATTAAAATATGCGTGAATATGAAATGAGGAATACCTGGAAGCGTTTTTGCCAGTTCTACATTCCCATGCACGTAATCCAATCTCCTCTTTCGTCCTCCGGGGAGAATCCAAGTGATTTCTTCGTATAGTAGCGGAAAATGGAATAGCCAAGGATGTCGCATAATAGTTCCACCATTAAGGAAACACTCAAGACCATACCAAAAATACCAGAATAAGATTCCTGCTGCTAGGGCAATCCATAACATGACATGTCCCAACCAAGAATCAATTACCATATTTCAATTCCCAATTAAAGCAAATAGAAGTGCGGACATACCTGAAACAAGTTTTATCTGTGGAAGAGATATAGATCCTTCCCGATGGAAGGAGATTCAATTCCACCTCGCCCCAAATAAATTTTGAAGAATTTTCAACAACAGCATCTTCCGATTTAAGATAACCCAAAGTCTTTTTGCACTTGAACGCTTGAGTGGGGCCATAATTTTTTATCCAGGGCAAATCTTGAAAAAACTCTTCTGCATTTTCAATTTTATTGCTAGGAGTGCTTGCAAAAGGAAAGAACTTAATCACACGAAGTTCCTTGGGATTCTCTCCGCAGCGATATTCCCAACCCTCGGCCCAAGGACCGTCTTCTTCGCCGGGACCGTCATAGCAAAATGTTTTGGCCTGTCGCCAAATCGTTTCCTTTATAAAGGTATCGAAGTCCTTTCCTTCGAAAGGCCCCGGCCTTTTCCTTCTCCACCACTTAGCGGCTTGAATGACGGCATTGTGCAGATTCTCCGCAACTCCCGTGAATGTGTCCTGAGACTCATCTATCATCACCCATTCTCCCTGTCGTCCCGAGGGCGGTTTAATTGATCCTATGGAGCCACTGTGGATTGAATAACCATGCATAACTTGCCAAGCGGCATGACAAACTGTGTTATCATACCTCACTCGCAAAGTGTGCTTTTCCTCGTCGGTAAGATCCTCCGAAGTTTTAAGTCCGGTAATTGATTCAGACTTCTTTTCAGAAACCAAAGGTATTCCCGCCAACGGCAAGAGAGCCGAAGCCCCCAAAAATTCACGACGATCCATTTTAGGCTCCTATTCAAGAAAGACTTCCTGGTTCCAACTTCCAGGAGATATCCTCGCCCACATGACTATTGATACAATACAACAACCTTTGGCAGGCATCAATATCAATATCGGCGTAGGTGGGAACAACTTGATCGTCCAGTTTCCCTTGGGCCATAAGATGGGCAACGGCGGCAGTTGGGAAAGACGTGGCCATTTGCATGGCGGTCCATTTTTCATTGGCCTTGATGGTGGTAACGACTTGAGCCGACAATCCGTCTGAAGTAGTGTACCGGATAACCATGTGGATGAGATCTTGTTTTGTGGGTGGACAAGCCGATTCAAGCATTTTCTTTAATTGGGAAGCCGATTCGTAGCTAAGACCGGAAAGGCCACAATCGTCCATGAGAAATCGCATATAGTCATTATGGCCGGTATAACGAATCGTCTTGTATTGGCAGTGTTCCACACCTTGGGCTTTCATCGAATCTAATGTTGATCCAATACCTCCCTTGGTATGAAAAGCCTCATGCTCCATTCCAAGTTGTTCTAGGCCGGTGAGAGCATCCACTTCAATAATCTCGCCTTCACGAAGAACCCGACATTTCCCCGCATATTCGTTGATGAGCCCATAGGGACTGAAAACCAAATTATAATTGAGGCGGTTGCCCTTCATTTGCGGAAGACCACCGCAAAAGAGATAGATCGCTGTGAGGCCGGGATTTTTTCTAGCGATTTTCTCAGCAAGCATGTTGAGATAGCCAGGAGCGAGGCCGAGATCGGTAAAGACCGGAAGCGTTGCTTTTTCTAAAGCGTACCTTTGAATTTCTTGGGAAACTTGGGGGTTGCCGCCCAGATCACAATATCGCATTTCATGATCGATGCAAACTTTCGCAATAATTTCATTTGCTCGAAAAGGAGCGGCGGAAATGACAATATCGAAATCCTTGATAGCCCGACCATGACAGGCTTCCGTTTGTACAATAGAGGGAAAATTCGCTAAACTGGTTCGATGGGGTTTTAATTGCAATTCTCCCCATCTCGCCTTGTAAGCCTCTAAAGCTGCGGCATCGGGTTCAAAAACAATAACTTCGTTATCTAGTTTTTGCATTGCATAGGCGATAGCCTGCCCCATCCAGCCACATCCTACAACCACCGCTTTCATGTTTACCTATTCCTCCTAAATAATATTGGCATTTGTAGAGAAAAAAGCGAATTTTGTCAACACTAACCTTCGAAGAGTGGGTCGAATATCAAAATTACCTGGACGAAAGCAACAGGTTACTAGGCAAAATTTCGATTATTGAACCTCCCGAACAACCTGAATCCTCTAGATTAACCCCCACTAGTCTACAATATTGAGGCCACTTGGCGGAATCACAATTCCGCTCCCGAATTGAGCATTATAAGCATTCTTGATCTCATCATCCGGGTCGTCTTTGTAAATGACGTGTTCTTTCGGAATCTCGATCTTCTCCCCTTTAGAAAAGGGATTGAGGGGACCCATCCCAATTCCCTCTCGGGTGGGCAGGATTCTAACTGGGTGTTTAAGGACATATCTCTCGTTTTCAAATGACATTTCCGCCAACACATCTTCACCGGTAACTAGCTTGAGAAATTTGATATTCATGATTCCCTTTCTTTTACTCTATTAGAGCATGAACGAATCGATTTACAATCATTTTAGCAAATGCTACAAAAATTACAAGACCTATCTAGATCTAGGCGACATGGCTTATTCTAAAGAAGATTGGGAACAGGCCGTTTGGTGGTATCAAATAGCCAATTTTAACTGCCAGAGGACACTAGATGGCTGGGACAAGCTAGCAATGGCTCTACACCACACTGGGAATAATAGAGCCGCAGCAGAGGCCGTCAGGGCCGCTCTAGCGTATGATATGCCCTCTAGCCGGTACAAACGTCTAAAGAAGAATCTGACCGTATTTGACCCCAAATACGTCAATTCCGATCCAGAATATTACGATGAGTTTTGGGCGAGCAAACCCAATATGAAGAGTTTGGAGAAAATCCGAATCGAAAAAATGGCCGAAATGATCTCCGAAGACAAAACAGTCCTAGATATTGGCTCGGGACCCGGATGGATCAAGGATTATCTTGATGAGGATGTCAAATATCTAGGTGTGGATTTCTCCCGAGTGGCCCGCAAGATGGTAGAGGAGCGTGGCGGGCTTTCGGCTGCCAGCATAGATGACGTAAAAGAAAATAACTGGGACGTAGTCATTCTGGCCGAGATTTTGGAACATATCGAAGATGATGTTGGCTATCTAAAAGATGCTGCTGTCAAAGTCCGGGAAAACGGCTGTCTCCTAGTTAGTGTCCCTCGCCACAAGATCATGGACGACCCAGCCCATGTTCGAGACTATACTGCCGAGGAATTTGACGAAAAATTAGAAATGGTAGGTGAAATCGTTGAAAGTTTCTCCTTAGAGAGATGGGAAATCCGAAAAGTCAAGGTGAGCTAGAAAGGCAGACTAAAAAGCCAGCAATAAAAGGCCCAAAGCAAAAACCCAACCACAATCACGACAAAAAATGGCAACGCTTCCTTCAGTATTTTCACGTTACTAATATAGATATTAACATGAAAAATTTCAAACAATTTTTAGTCGAAATAGACGAAATTCTATTCGAACAGGTCTACGATCCAGGGAAAGAACAGTCTCAAGCGAGCATGTGGGCCCAGCAGGACAAAGATTGGAAGAAACTGAAAGATCTAATCGCTCAGTTAAATGAAGATGATCCTGCGGCCAGTTGGGATGTAAGGATCAGTCGAGACGTAGAGGAATACGAACATCCAAGAGATTCTGACCAATTTGAATTAGTAAATGCCGGGGAAGTTGTTACAACTGGAAGTCTGGATGAATTGATGCGAAGGGTGTATCAAATCGGCAAAGAACAGGGAAGTTTTTGGTAATCAATCCCAACCCATATCTGGATCGTACCTTCTGCTTTCTTTTTCTCCACAATTTCTACATTCTCGCTCTTGAACGAAGTCGTGGCCTTCCTTATCTTGCCACATATCCCATTCATGCGAACATCCATTCCTAGCCACCATTACTAGAACATAACAAACCAAACCAATGATTACCAGTCCTATTGCATAACCAAATGATTCAATCTGAGCTAAAATCAAGTTCATAATTTGTCTCCATCCAACTATCTCGGGAAAACAGTCTTTGTACAGATACTCCGTTTTCAGTGCCGTAAATCAAATACAAAGTCCCATCAACTTCAAAAATATAACCCGCCTTATTCTCGATAGATGGAAACTCCAATATAATCTCAACATTTTGTGCCGAGGGAATCCAATAAGAGGCGGCGGGTTCGCAGCTAACTCTTAGATTGACCATAACCAAAACCAAGAAAAGAGTGATGGTTGAAAAGATGGCTGAAAACGTCCACATAATCGGTATCCAATTTTTCACTTTTTCTCCTAACGGGATTTTATCCATATTCTAATATCATTTTAAACTGTTCTTGCGATTTACTTCTCTTCTGCTGATTGCAATCTTTACAAGACAAAACCAAGTTCGCCTTTTTGCTTGATCCACCCCTGGATTTAGGGATCACATGATCGATTGTGCTGTCACAGAAACGAAGCTTCTTTTTACAATAGTAACATCTTGGGTCTTGCCGCCAGAGGTTAAATCTGTGTTTAGAAATTTGTTTTTTCCCAGGAACACAGTCCACACATTTGTCGGGATCGAAATGTTCTTTTTTGCAATTAGAACAAATTAAGATTATACCCTCTTGGTCGGACCCGAACAAATCTCGCATTCTGTAAATCCAGTTTTGTGTGACAACAAAGGCAAAACTGTTGTTGAACAATCCTCATAATTCGCTTCAACATTCGTTGGCCCGGATTGTCTGGAATCGCGAACCAAGTTTGGTTGAGCCATGGTTTACTCGCCATCATTTGCCTCTTGGTTTTCGATGCAACTCTGGCAAAGGGTAGAAAAGCGGTGGGAGGGACTTTCCCATTCCTTACCTTCTGCCCCACATATCTGACACGTCCTGGTTGATTCCTCTTCGGCGGCCTCAATCCGTTCCTTGGCTTCATCATTGGCATTATCGTGCAAAACACGCAGTTTGCCAAACTTTTGCTTGATTTGCATAATGTGAAGTTTGAGGTAGTGATCCCAAGCAATTTTTTCTAGGTCCTCGACAAGTTTTACAATGATTTGATCCCATCCCTCGGGCCAGTCGTAAAACATCATTTTAGACGGCATTAGCCATCTATGGTTCTTAATTAGCTGCTTGAAGGCTTTTCTCTCCATGACCTACTTATATCAAAAAGCATTGGATAAATCAAGGTAGAAAGGGCTAAATATCCATATGAGCGACTTCAGGAATTGGTTAATATTCGATGAGGCGAGCGTAGGCTATGCAATTGCGGGCTTGGGCAGAGAACTATGCATTCTCCTAGAAGCCAGGAGAAAAAAGGGAAAGAGAGATCCTCAACGACAACTATTCGCTCCTGAAACAGAGGCAGAAGAAGCAGAAAGAATCAAAAAACACCAAATACCCCCAGAAGAAAGAGAAAAACCGGAAATTTGGGAACCGCCGATGCCCGAAGAAGAGGAATCATGCCCTATTACGCCGCTAAGTGGTTATGCTAAACACATCGGGGCTATTCAGGCTTTCGCAATGGCCAATCCTGAGAACTTTGCACAGGTCATGATGTTCTCGCCATTGTCGGCAAATGTTCCTTTCCCAAAACACTGGGATAACTTCTATATGTTGATGACAATTTTGAAACATCAATTCCCAGACAAAGTGACGCCTCAAGAGATCGATCAAGTGGCAAAAGCATTTGGAGATTACCAATATGCCATGCCACACACGATCTCAGGATGGAAAGTAGATACAATTGCGGACATCTGGAACAATAGGCATAAGCTATATACCAGATTGCCTAAAGTCGCTCGAAAAGGCGACGACGCAGACCTGATAAGAGAACTAGTAAAAATCAAGGGTATCCAGCCTGTAAAAGCCGGATTTATGGCTCAATTGCTTTTTGGCAGAGCCGGGTGTATCGACACGCACAACGTCGATATCTATCGGCACGTTTTCCCAGAACTGAAAAAACTTATGCCGAAAGGCAGTGGCGAAGATCCCTGGAACGTGGTTAAAACCAAATTGGCAAAAGGGGCTCCCCCAGAAAAAATCCAACGATACATCAAACTCCTAAAAGAACTTGAAAAAAGAGGCATAGGAACACAACAGCTTTGGGATGTTTGGGTTGACTTCGTTGAAAGCTTCTATGAATACATGAATCAATACGGAATCGGGCCTTATGCTAAGTTGGGACAAGCAATAGATCCCGAAGACCCTCACTACAAAGAATTGGTTGGCAAAGAAGTTTTGAAGCAACCACCCGCAGGACGAGAGGGAGGCAAACCAGCCCTTATTCCGGTGATCGGCAAAGGAGGAATGGGAGCAAGTGCTACCCATTTGCAATTAGATCCTGATGAAATGTATCGTCAACTTTATCGAATGTATCGAATGGGCATACCCGCGAGCCAAGCCGCTGCATCCATTCCTTTCAAGCGACTCGGAGGAAAAGAAGGAGAACCTTTGGAAAAGGCCATAGGAATGGGTAGAGAACCTAGCTTACTTCACTACTTTGGAAAAAGCGGTGAAGAATTAGACCCCGACTTCGTAAGATGGATTATAAAAGGACAACTGGCGAAGGGGGGAAGAGATAGAGAAAAAGAAGAGCGATTGAAAAAGGCGGCCAGAAGAAAGGCTGAATTAGAACGCTATCGCGGAGGATTATTTGGTGAGTGGTAATGGGTTTTAAACAATGGTTAGAACAATCAGAACGGAATCCCTTCGATGATTTCTTTGAAAGAATCAAGCGACACGTTCTGCAAAATATGCGAGTTAAGCCGGGTCGTGCTGGATTCTCATTTCCCCAGTCCTATGAGACTTTCATGTCTTTTGCTGAACCGGAAACAATCTCGATGCAAATGCCTACTCGACCAATGGCTCTGGCAGCGAATAAATATCCCGAACCAATTTTGGAGGCGAAGACCAGAACTTACGCTGTAAAAAAAGGAATTGGAGCGGAGAGGGCATTAAAAGGCTCTCTTGCATCTTTGGGCTATACACAGCCACCATGGGTGAACTGGCCAACTATTCAAGCTGTTGTATCTGAAAAATTCGGGAAAATCGCCAGTCCATTAGGTTTACTTTTCGAAATAGAAACCTTCCTCTACTTCATCGAAACAATGGGACTCAAAGATAGAGAAGAGGAAGAGGCGGTGCCTTCTGTGGATTACTTCAAAAGCCTTAGGGAAAAACATCAAGTGCAAATAAAGCAAGCTCTCGCAAACCCAGATCATCAGAGAATTGCGTTCTTTGCCACAAGAACTCATGCACAAGATTTGGCTAACGATATGTACAAAAGATCGAAAGCTGTGCTGAAATGTTCGCCAGATGCAGTATCGTTCAGTGGTGGCCTTACAAGCCGTTCCGATCCAGCGGATATTTCCCTGATTTGCAGTAAAGTCATGCAACAGCTTGGATGGAGTGTCAAATACACTAGCAGAGCGGAAATCAAAATGGCCGATGTCTCCGATAAGAAAGCCTATGCTTTGTTGCGTGGTCGATCTCCAAAGCGTTTTACACAAGAAATGGCCCAAGCAAAAGAACAATGGAATGAACTAGATGATTTTACAGCGTGGAGAGATCCGTTACTTGACTATTTAGAAGAAGCAGCCAACGAATACTTCGATTCGCCACATGCTCCGAAACGTTTTGCCAAGTTACTTAACACAATCATCAGCCGAGGATACAAAACACTTCCTGCAATTAGAAAATACACCAGCGGAATGAGGGGCGGAGCAGGATGGTCACCAGCGATTAGAAAAGACTTCAATATCAGACAACAGAAGTTGGTTGGGAAAGATACCGCCACTGTGGACGTTCGAAGAACAGACGCTCAACTAATCATCCACTACCGTGGCGATTCCCGATTTGGAACAAAAATCATTTTCCATCCCTGGACAAATGACGATATCAAAATTGATGTGAGCAATCTTACTTCAGAACAGTAATATCCTTGACACACCAACTATATGGCACTTCATCCAAAATCTCGTCGTCGGTTAATCCCTCTATTTGATCTGGAATCGCTTGCTTGAGCCATTCAATATAAATCTCTTCCGCTATGTCTCCCAGGTCGAGTTCAACAACCGCTTCAACACAACCGGTCGCCACGTCATGATCTGTGATAACTAAAACCTTCATTTTGCCTCCGCAACAAATTGTCTTTGATCGTGCATTATACGAGGAAGCTCCAAAATCGCCTTATCCGGTATATTGGGGAAAAAGGCCTTTTTGATTTTAGATATCCACTCCGCTGGAACTTCCTCGTCTTTAATGCCCACCGAAAGATGCCAAAATTTCATGTTTCCCTGATGGTCCAGACTAAAAACAATGTTTAGTACCTTAAGTATTGCCGGTGACGTACCACGGGGCAAGCCCCGTGGCTTCCCTAGTTCACTGACTCCAACTTGCTTGCCTTAATCCCATCAATGTTAGTCAACAGATTAAGTAAAGTAGAGGTTGAAATCTCCCTAGCCTTAAAATCCCTGTCGTCCACAGGTATTTGTTTCATTGCTTCTTGCTCAATGCAAAGTGCAGATTTAATGTCTCTATCGTTAACATATCCGCATTTGCATGAGTAAGTGCGTTCACTCAAAGTTAACTTTTGTTTACTTCCACAACTTGGACATAGTTGAGTTGAAGGAAAGAAGCGATCTACCATGATTGGTGTATGAGATTTGTGCTTCAAATCTCCGATGATTCCACCAATACCAGTGTATTGCACCTTCTTTCCATGATTACCACTATGCCAAGCATGTATACTCTCGTCTTGGAAACAAACATACTTAAAACAACGAATAATTGCGTTGACTATCTTATGGCGTATGTCGCTTCTTTTGTTTGTCAAACGCTCATACTCTTTTTGTCTTTTTCTTCTATCTTGCTCTTTCTTTTTGCTTCTCGGTCTTCCTTTACGCATAATCCTACGATCAAGACGTTTGATACGCTTGCTCGTAGGAACTTGAAACTCAACCTTTGTTCCATCGCTGAATATCAATTGTGTTTCACATCCAAAATCAATGCCAATGCTTGTATTAGGGATTTCTACTTCTTGCTTGTCTTGGTAAGTTGTGACATTGATATAAAAGTCTTGACCTTTACGCACAAGTGTAGCACAAGCAATGTCAGAGTTCTCAGGTATTTGCTCAATACCATTAACCTTCAACCATTTTTTTAGACCTTGTACTCTTACTCTGTTCCCTTTGAGGAAAAATGTTTTATTGTATTGAACAAGTGGTATAGAATTTACTTCACTCTTAAATTTAAGTCGTCCTACTTTATATCCTTTTTCTTTTCTTGATTTCAACGAACGTAATGATCCCCAAAGCCTCGTTCTGATGCTTTGCTTCATTTGACCTTTGAGGACATTTAACTTTCTTGTCTCAAATTCATCACCTACTTTGACAGGAACTTCACGAACAGTAGTATCAATTTCATCTACAGCATCAAGAGCAAGGCAGTGATTGTAGAACCACTTGGCTTCTTTGAACATATTGGACAAATGATTGATTGCAAACTTGGAAAGGTGCGAGCGATCAATCTTCAACTCAAACACTTTGCAAGTTTGATTTTCTCTTTTTTGTCTTGTGAGTTTTCTGCTAGTAAATCTGTCCACGTAATTATATAGTTAATACACTAACAATTTTCGTGAACAAAATGAAAAAAATTTTCTCCACTATGGCGGCTTACATCCACGACCCAAGGGCTGGCACTTTCGTTCGTCTCGCTTCGCTCAACTCACTCTCAGTGCCAGCATTTTTGCGTTGCAAAAATGTCATGGTTTTACGCCACCGATTATAACGATCAAAGTAGACGATCCCGCTCTGATTCTTGATTGGGCAGAATTTTTGAGTTTGGTGAAGCCAGTGCTTCACTATTTTAATATTTCTTGCGTGGACGGCCTCTTTTTAAACGCACGTCCAATCCACATTCTCTCGCAATCCCCTTGGCACATCAAGTTTATCTGCGATTTCACAACCATTACGATTTGTCAAAATCAGTTGAGCGAGAATTTTAACCGTGTCCGCTCGCCGTGCTGTGGGCTTTCTTGTAATTTCGTACTGGGCCGCTATATGGTCCACATGACTCCTTGAGGATCTTCTTGGCGGCGGATGTCAAACGGGTTTTCGTCCATCTTTCCATCTTACAAAATTGTGTTGGTTTGCTTCTTCTATAATGCTTTCGGGACAACGACTAATACCAATCGATTCAACCATTGTCCGATTGATACCAGCCAATTTAATATTATTGCACGGATTCCGACTGATACCAACCAACCCCCAACATACTTTGGCATCCATACAAGCGTCCCAAACAAAAATGAAATCCTCTCGATTCAACCAACCATACGAAATACAGGATTGAGTCTGTCCTTTGGGTAATTCAACCCCCTCAAAAATCTCATCCAAATTAACGATGTCCGACTTGTCATCATTAAACCGAATTATTGGAAACTTTTTCCCCTTCCACTTGATTTTTCCGTCTACTTTGATGGAATTTTCTTGCCAACCGGGTATGGAACCATACTTTGGCATAAAATGCCTGTGCTTCTTGCAATCAGGGCAAATATAACTGGGTAGAATGGACCGCCCCATGCCGGGAAGAGTCATTCTTTCATAGACCCCAGCGTTACCCGAACCGCAAGAACAATACTCGATCTTTGGCTCTTTTTTGGAAACCATTGCAGGAAGCACCGCTGCCGCTGGAACAGCGGCAGCGGTGCCTATAAATTCTCGTCTGTTCATATTTTACTCCTTTGGCCCGCATTTTCCGAGGCTTAACTCTCCTTTGTGTTTCTTGATCTTGAATGCAAGGTCGTATTCTAGGTCTTGTCCATTAGCTTCACCGCCCCTCATTGTTATCAGTATTAGAATCAGTTCTGCCTCGGCGGATCTTCTTTCTTTTTTGAGCCGATTTTGCATCCTTTTCATCCTTCATTCAAAAAAGTCAAAAAAGACCACATACTTAAAATGCTCGGCGGCTCTTGGATAGTCTTCAATCTTCATCAAAAATCGTAGCTCCTATTCTAACCAGGGCTTCCTTAAGCACAGAATCCACAATCTCCTGATTCAATGGCGGCTTCCCTTGAAAATTCATCATAAAATGCATTCTCCCATCTTTTTCCGCCGCTATAGAGACCTCGATATCATGATAACCCCTTTCCTCAAAAACCTCACGAACAGCGGCGGTAAGCTGATCGGCCATTGCTATCGTTTGATTGTCCATTACTACTCTTCTTCCTCCAGAATAGTGATTTTATCCTGCTTTTGATAAACAAATGACCGGTTGGTATTAAGATAAAATGTAGAACCTTCACAATTCTTAAAGGCCAGAGCCCGATTTATCATCTTACGTAATTTTAGAAGGCCCTCTCGATTTGTTCTAATGACATGTTCAAGGCCATCTTTGTCTTGGTGACGAGAACACAACACTATTGGCTTTCTGTCCACGGCTGGTCTCTCTTTCGTTTTATAGCTTTGATCGGATCATCATCATACAGGAATCTTGGTCTGGTGCAATAGGTAATTAGACGATATTGAAAGGGAAGTGTTTCCAAAAGCTTCACCGTGTTCTCTACCGACCATTCCCGCCCCGCATCTTGTGGTCCTCGCATGGTAATAAAAATGATCTGATCGCCTTGATCGGCACATTTAAAAAGCATCTCCTTAGCTCCAGAGAGCCATTCATTGGTATGATGTTTTAGGAGTGTGCCGTCGAGATCAAAGATGTAGCTAAAAATAACGCAATCGCTAAGTAAATCATCTTTTTGCTCCTTAATCAGAAGTAAATTCCATACATTAGTGTTCCTTAGAAAGCAATTTCTGGGCTATAGCCAATTGTACGGATTCGACCTTGCCATAGGGATGTTTCTCTATGACGAGAGCAACAGCTTCGTCAGGATCGGAAGCAACAACAGGAACTATCACAGGACCACGCACACTAATGCCGCGAAGAGTAACGCAGTAGAGCATCTTTAGTTTGGCATTATAGAACCACCCAATCAAGAGTAAGCCAAAAAGGAAGCCTGAGAAAAAGGCTCCAAAAAAGCAAATGGCAACCACGATTGATGTCATCGATCTAGTCTCTCGTAAGCGTCGAGAACCATCCGTTGAACCGCCTCGGGGACTGCGGGACCATTAGGACAAACTTCGCCTGCCACACAAATTTCACCAACCATGCATTCCATGTTAATTTCGCCAGTTGTCAATTCTTCGATTTCAAATCTACAACCAGCCTTGAGGAGAACGCGGGCTTTCTCTTCGATTGGATCGGGCATATCAATTTCCACGGCCTTTCGTTCCCCATTTGGCCGTAGAAACTGGATAAAGGGAATACTCATTTTATTTTCGCCTTCACAAGAAGAATCAATGTTTAAACCAATGAGTTGCTAGCCCCTGTTGTGCTTTCTCGACAGCATCTCGCATAGCCCCAACGATCATATCTTCTACAAACTCAGGATCGCTCGCCAACTTAGCACATAAATCTCTATCTATTTTGCAGGATTTTGCTCGACACATGCCATTTACGACAACCTCTATAATCCCTCCACCCGACGAGCCTTTGTACTCTTTTTTGGCCTGCTCGTCAATGTGAAATTGAATCGGCTGCGGCAATTGGCCAGAGAAACCTCGGAGAACCGATTCGATACCTTCACCCAAATTATCCATCTTTTTCTCCTTGCCTATGCTATTGAGATCCCTGTAAAGGCCAAAATACACTCATTTAGATCATGGACAAATATGAACAACATCTCAAAACTGAACAAGAACTACATAAGTTCGTCAGATTGTTAACCTTCCTGTTCTGTAGAAGATGCTATGATCGAGGCTGCATTATTCCTCCAAAAGGTCGTCATAACAATGGACAAATCTACGATGAATTAGCAAAATTTCCATTAGTTCTAAACAATTTGCTAGATGGTTTTATCTCAGCATTTTTCGCAACCAGAGAAATGAACCATGAGGCAATCAAACAAGCAAGGCCAAAACAAAAGAGCGATGCGTCATTTGAAAAATTCTTAGTGGAGCATCTTGCCAAGGGCAAAATTGAAGAACCCGCATTCTTTCGAGAAAAAATCCGCCCCGTCCTTGTGGAACTCTTTGCGGGCAGATATGATATTTGGATTCGCCATGGTGCAGAGAAAATCAAACGCACCGGCAAGCTCCATTTCCAGAAAACCGAAAAATTTCCTGATATTACGATTGTAGACTACATCGCTGTTGAGACCGGAAGGCTGTTTTCCTACAACCAAAATCCTTGCATCTTCGATCACAGCCGAAGATTCCAGCCGCAAGCGTTTGTCCGTTTGAAGAAATTGAAAAAGCGAGGCATCAAATTGCTGCCAGTATATCACAAAAGAGATGCAGGAAAAACCGAACTTCTGAATGAGGGAAGGGATCACCTTTGTATGAGTGACAATTTGCCATGGGATGATTGGATTTTTCTATACGATATCGCTATGATTGTCACAAAATGTGACAATCCAAAAGAGGTAATTAGTGAAACGGTAGGCATTTCTATAAATTTGGCCTTAGAAATCCTCCAAATTACCGATAAAATCATTCAGACAACTAAGCTTCTTTCCTGAAAAACGCTTGTCCTCCTGGTTGATGTCTGAAAAAATCCGAACATAAATGATGCTCTGCTAGAAACTCGTCGCAAGCTTTCCGCACACCGGGAAAGGCCAATTCGGGAATTTTCTTTTTGTAAAGCCAGTAATCATCAATCAACGCGATGGCCCCCTTCGACATTCTTGGATAAACATACTTCAAACTATCTCTAATTGACTCATATAAATCGCCATCTAAGTATGCAAAACATATCTTGTCGGGTAGTTGAGTGGACAAAGTGTCACAAAACCATCCCTTGCAAATGACAGGCAGTTTTAGATCAAATTTTAAAAAGGTTTTCAATACAACCTCTTCATCTACCGCAAATGCCCCCTCACGAATCAAGGCCCCTTCCCCGTCCACTTCTTTGGGAGCCGGAAGACCTTCGAATGAATCATACAGATAAAGCTTCTTATCGGTAATCTCCCATTTATCCATAATACACTGCAACAGAGCCCCAGCTTTCCCTTCGTTACAACCTATCTCCACAACATCGCCTTGAATCGATAGGCAATTCTCAAACAATTTTTTGAGGGTAAGTGGCCGACCCTGAGCCATCATGCAACGGTCTTGAAGTAAAGATTCTAGTGTATCCATACTCTCATAAGAGTATGAAAAAAGAAATACTTAGGTGGCAGACCAAGCAAGGACCCCGGAAGTCATATCGCGTGACTGATGGAAATTACAACAAAAAACTAATCGCCAATCCATTTGTGGCCGAATTTGACGAAGGACAAAATCACGAAACATGGAAACGAATGACTGGCGATTCCATCGGTTATCCTGGTTGGACGCTTTTATACAATATTGCCCTCACATGCATGAACCCAGATCGCTTCAATATCTTCATAGAGACAGGCACTAATTGGGCTTTTTCAGCAATCATGATAGGACAAGCTATCAAAGACTGTCCTTTTGCCGAAGGCAGATGTCATACCATCGAAATCAATGAAACAACACACAAAATAGCTGAACGACATATAAAGAGAGCAGGGTTGGAAGATTATGTGACATGCGAACTAGGCAACTCGCTAGAAGTTCTTTCCAAGTTGCTCGATGGCCCAGTCAGCTTCGCTTTCCTCGATGGCAAACACACTTGCGAGCATGTCCTGGCGGAATTTAAGCTGATCTTTCCTTTCCTAAAACCCGAAAGCATAGTGATGTTTGACAACACACACAAAACAGACCATAAGCCTTTCGTTTGCCATGCCCTAAAACAGATAAAAAAAGAATACGGCGGAAACCTAATCAACTTCAACTTCGTATCCTGGGGACTGCCCGGTATAGCCGCTTGGCAACGATAAACACAATGCCGCGTCAATAATCGACAACCCCCAAAGATGGACATCCCACTCGGGCCGCACCTTACGATAAAAGTAATCCAACTCAGGACCATCTTTGTACTTGGTAATGTCCATGGCCGACCATTCTTTCCAATCAGGATATCTTCTTAATTCTATCCTGTCGCCAACGATTAAATCAGTCTCTTCAGAAGGGTTGCGGTGAGTGTAAGTATCAGGCAACAAATCGACGAAATCGAAAGCCAGCTTTTCATCATGCGAGTATTTGTCCGCATGACAACGGTAAAAGTCATGAACCAAACTTGAGGCAACCAACTCTATTAAATAGTCGCCCCGATTCTTCGCATTTTCAAAAGCAAAATAACCAACTAGAAAGCCATGCAACAAGCCATGTTCTGTGTCTAAAATCCACCTGTTGATGTAGTCACGCGGAATGTCTTGAGAAAGAAGGGGTTCGGTTAGCCTAATGATTGATCTGTATTCCTCGATTCGGTCGAACATCCGCTACTCTTCTTGAAAAGTTGCAATGATTTCATCCCAATTCACAAAGTCAAGATCAACCTTATAAGCCCCTATTTGATCGACCGACTTCTTGCGACGAGATACATACTTCTTGAAACGTTCAATGGGATTTTTCATGCGAGCATATTTTCGAAGAGTTTCATGATGAATGCGTTCGTTGTTTGCCCATAAAGCGACGGCCCAAGTATCCCAATTCGTCCATCCTTGATATTCGCCTCGCGGTTTAGGATCGGGAACAGTAGGAACTGCTGACCAAAGAACCGCTCCCAACGCTTGTCCTAGCTCTTTTTGGGCCTCTCGGGAGGATGGCTCCTCTTCAGCTTTTTTCTTGGCTCGCTCTAAGTCCTTTTCTGCCTTCTCTTTACGGTAATAATAATCCCTCCAGTATTTGGGATCTAAATGCATTCTCTTGGGATCTTCAAACAGACCTTCGGGTTCTCCCCGCCAACCAGGAACAAGACTGCTGTAATCCTCACTCAACCATGCTCTAAAGTCCATACTACCCCGCCATAGCCAATTGCTGATAATGCTCCCAGCATAAACCATTTCGCATTTTATATTCCTTTGGACTCATGTAATGGTCACAACCCTCAATTTTGCATTTTATCGCCGCAGGCATGGAACCATCTTTTCTCCTTCGACTTTCGTCAAGTTGCAGCCATTCTTTAAAATCCATGATACCTCCCGATCTACTGTATATAGCATGAAAAAGCCCCTTTTGCCGCTTTGCGGCAAAAGGGGCTGAACATAGCCGATGGGAGCCCCCGGAAACGACTGCTTATGGCTGCTACCTTTCGGCCCTGACCAGATTCACAAGTCTCCGTGACTCCCACCGACCTTAGTTGTTTTCTTCAAACCGATAATAGGCAGGAGGAAATCCTTTCCTAGTTATTTTAGTGTTTTCTCCCAGATAAGGAGCAAGACTTTTTTCCATATCCGCCTCTGTTTTTCCATATGTGAAGAGAAAATCAATTTGCTTGGTTTTGTTGAGAATCCCGTGTCCGCTTCTAAGTTCTTTGATTGCATTGTCGTCCAAGACCAAACAAAAAGCCACTTGTTCTTTATCTATCTCCAAGGTATTCATTGCAGAGCGAAAATTCTCATCGTCTATGACGATGAGAATTTTCCTGGGATCATCAAGTTGTACTTCGGAACATTGAAAAACAATGGGTCGGCCTTTTTGAAGCTCATGGAGATTCATTTCGCTGAAACCAATCCCAACAAGCTTTTTAAGGCCACAATCTGAGTTGATTGTTCCTGAAAACTTAATCATTCTTATTCAATCCATAGTGCAAATCAAAGAACCGCCCCGTAGGCAGGATTCAGTTTTATGTCGTCATTTGTCTATTGGCCCCTACCATGCCTTAACGGGCTGCTCACCCCCCTCGACAAATTTGGGTTGCATCCTCGGAAGTGCAAGCGGGCAATGCCCTCCTTCCTTAAGCAGTGATGTCCTGACCTTCCTCACCGTGGTGCGACGACTCAGGCGGTTCTTCTGGGTTAATGATTACTCCGTTTTCTTCCAACCACTTCACAATTTTTTGTTCATATTCCACATGATAAATGGCATCATACATGCCAGGACCAGCCACTATCATATTTACCAATCTTTAGGTCCTTCAAGGTGACGCACCAACTACGCCTTCGCGGCTTCTTTGCCAAAAAGAAATCAACGATTTCCTCGCAAGTGATTCCGACCGTGAGCATAATCAGATTTCTTGCCAAGGGATAGTCACATACGTCGTCGTCGTTGTCTTGAGGAACACTATAGACTTCATCCCACGCTACCTCTCCATATTCCGCGTGTAATCCAGCATGTAGGCATGGAATCTTCTGTATTTGACAGAAATCACGCACCAACTGCCGGGATTTCGTGTTGTCGAACCCGTCAATAACCAACTCGCTGTTTCTGAGGAATTTCTTCGCGGTTCCACTAGTAAGTTCTTTGAAAAACACATCGACTTCCACCCCTACCGCATCAAAGACATGCCTTTGAACAGCAATCGCTTTGAAGGCACCAATATCCTTTTCGGTGAAAGTCTGGGTATTGATGTTGTGTGTTTCGACTCGATCCATATCGATAACGCGAAGATACGAAAAGCCTTGGCGAGCCAAGTTTTCGACCAGATTGCTACCGATGGCACCGGCACCACACACGGTTACAAGCCTACCCAGCTTCTTCGTTAGATCCTTACCTCTCAGGATCTCTTCATGGTGGAACTTAGTCCTCACACCGCTCATTTCTTCTCCTTAATTTTTCTTGTTGACGGATCAAACAGTCTTCTTGTCAAAATAGCTATATGTTTCTGGTCGATTTCTTCTAACTCTTTTTTCAGTCTTATGATCTCATCTTTTTGAGCGATTACCTCTTTAAGAGCAAGAAGTTCTTCTAGTTCTTGAGCCCTGACAACCGATTTGCGTAGTCGTTTCTTGAGGGATTCCACTTCCCATTGGTGCATTACTTCATCTCCTTCCGAATAAGTCCTGGAATCCGTCCAATGAAAATGTTGCCGAACCGTCTGATCCAGCCAACTACGTGTTTCTTTTCATCATCAACAAACCAATTAGCCTTCAGGCCATTGATTCCTTTGATGACACAAACCAAAGGTTTGCCAAAGCATACCGTCCACGCCCCCATGGTTGCGTAGTCGGTCGCACTTGGACTTGCGGCCATTTGCGGATGTGTATGATAGAAACCAATAACATCATGGTACTTTTCGTCACGATCCATAACCTGAATTGGATCGAAATGTACTCCGCAAGGTGAGCCTTCATTGTACCAATGACCGACTCCCCACCAATATCGCCCGCATCGGCCTCCGATGAGAGCTAAGTATGTTTCATTCGTCATCTTCTAATTCGTCCAAAATTTGATTTACTTGTGCGTCTAATCTCTCCGCAACTCTATCTCCTCCATCCGCCAAAGCCCTCAACAGGGCCATACACAAAAATCTTGCATCGCTAGGGAAAAAGGCAAGTCTTACTATTCCATCAGGAAAAGTCTGGACCGTGCCCGCACATCCCAATTCTCCTGCGGTAGCTTGAAAATAATCTAAATATTCGACAACAATTTTCGCCGCATCGCTGGGCATTTCATATTCATTAAATTCACGAACCTTCAGCGGCGGCCCTTGAGACCTAGCACGATAAACCCGCCCAGGCTTGTCTTTTTCAATATGAAATGCAACGGGAGTTGCCTCTTGCCATTCTTCATTCATCTTTGCGACCTCTTGCCTGCCGAGGACCGACTGTTCCATACCCTCCAACCCACGCCTTAATCGCCTTGGCGACGTATTTTTTTTCACTCATCAATCGCCTCAATTACACTTTTCTTAGTGGCTTCCTCAAGATCCTCAAGACGCTTCAAAGCCTTTTGAAGTTTGTCACTATCTTCTCGGGTCAAATAATGCATACTAAGGAATATCGGCATCCCATTGATACTAATTCGCTGCTGATCGTAGTATTCATAAAAATGCACACACCCTCTGTCTATCAAATTTTTGATGGTTTTTTCTTTCATGAGAGCCAAACACATGAAGACGATGTGAAGACTACGCTTCATTTCGGATTTGGTCATCATCCATGTGCCAAAGACCTTTCCAGCATAAACGTCCTTCGCCAGTTGTGCTAGTGCTTCGTTTATCATTGTCATCACCACCTATTCCTTTCCTCCGATTCCCTCATGACACCCACCAAGCTTTGCAGATCGAATCGTCGATCCTGGCCATCTAGACAAATGCCAGCAGAAGACACCTCCAGAGTATCCCGATCCACGGTACTCCTGTGTCGCCTTCCATCAACCTCATATTCTATCGTATAAGTGCCCGACCTTTCAACATAACTTCGGTAAGTAGCTCCACCACGTTCTAGGGCCGATTTGATCCGCTCTTCTTCGCGGTCCTTCTTCGACTCAATGTCCCTAGTGTGGACAATCAAGTAAGCTAGCCTCTCCTCTTTACTTGCTCCAGTCACCTTAATCTCTTTAGGTTCTGCTTCCTCCGAGAGCATGTCTCGCAAGGTGGTGGCAATCCGAGGGCTTCGGAATGACGAAGTTCCATCGAACCAAAAGTTAGCTCCATCGAAACGAACATCAATCGTGTCGAAAATCTGTACCTCTTCCGGCAGCAGAATTGGCACCTGTCCTTCAATTTTAACTCTGGTATCGGCCTGATTCGCTGTGATCGCTAGGACGCGATCTCCACGTTGGCATACGATCATCGCAAACCTGGGGTATAAGTCTAAGTATTCTCGTCGCTCGCTCAAGGTCGGCTCCCTACGAAATCGAGCCGACTTCTGGTCTATTGCTTGAAAAATTCCCCAGCCCTCGAAATTACGAGGACGCACACGCAACGTAACAACGACCCCGGCAATGCGTACCCTCACCGGTCGGCCCCGCAAAACGGGGCTTAGAAATTCTGTATTGAAGAATTTCTCTTCTTCAGCGGCCAGCTTGTTGAAAATGTCACGATTCATTTTTTCTCCAACCTGAATTACGATCAATTCCCGCCGCATCCAATGCTTCAATAATTTCTTTTCTTAATTCCCGCATTTTTTCTATCATCCACTCCTCGCTTCCTATCCACTCTTTCACGACCCGTGCTTTGGCAAGCTCGTCATCATCCAAAAGACTGTTCTCGATCACATCCAAATAGGGCAATCGTTCCTCTGCGTTCCTAATCATCGTTCCAGCCAGATCCAACCATCCATGTTTGTCGATCAGTATTCCCCAATCTTCATCTTCGATGGCTTTCCGCATTCGTGAAAAACCACACTCGACAAACTCAATGGTTTTTTCCCTAATGCTTTCGATACTCATACGTCAATTCTCCCTAAACTTGGGTCCAACCACATAGGGCTCAATTTTTCCATGTTGGAACGGCTCGGATTCGTACCAAAGACTATCCGCCCCAGGAGTATCCCACCCTTTGTATTTCTCCATCAACTCCTTCTGGTAATCGTTAAACCTTGGTTCTTGCTCAGTGATATTCTTCACCATCCACAAAAACTCTGATTCAAAAAACTTCGCTCTCTCATTGCAGTCTTTGCGACCATCAATAATCTGGCTGTTTTCAACCCGTACTATTCTGTTATTCCAAAAATCTCTCGCCTGACTCATTGCGAAAACCATTGCACCAATGTAGTAAATAGCGTCTTCGTCACATCGTTTTTTAAAATCAGTAGGAACAAAAATCACCGCTTTTTGAGATTTTGGATTGGCTGGGTTGATGACCTCGGCCATAAACGCTACGTTCGGTCTCTCGGCAATCGCACAAGGAGTAATGTTATTCCCAATCAAATCCCAACCCAAAGCAGCTAAATCGTTGATTCTTTTGTTCGGAGTGAACTGTGGTTTTTTCAAAACATCGACCAATATGGTTACTGTTTTAGCTGCCGCAGCCTCTTGCATGGCAATCGGACTGTGGGGCGGCAAATCTTGCACATTCATCCTCTCGAACGAATCAAATATCGACATCATACTTCCTGTATGGGATATTGTTTGGCTATCTCCAACAACCTTGGGTCTAGACTTTCAAAAATAACCAAATGTTCGCCATAGCTAACCATGTAGACAATCTCCTGCTGAATCAAATCTCCAGCAAAATTTTCTGCGTCTATTTTAAGCAATTTAGCCTTCCGTATCATCCATCCTTCTTTCTCTTGCGGGACGGCCTCTTGCTGTGAGGTTTCTTGTGTGCAGGGATAACGTAGTAAGCCTGAAAATTGCCAAAAGGCTCTGCATTCATCGTCTTCGGAATTAACCGCCGACGACATTTTGGACAACGAATGTGGTGCGGACGCTTCCCGTCCTTCTTGGCCGGTATGTGACCAGAATAATCACACCAATCATCATTGTCAAAAAATGGTCGTTCTTCTGCCATCTTTCTCGTTTCCCTTCCTCAATTCTTCAACCAAATCGTGTCTTGCCAGCAACTTCTCGACAAGATCATTGGGTAGTGACGCCATCGCTGCCTTGTCTTCTTCACTAAGTTCCGGCAATCCCGCCCACTTTCCACCGACATTATTGTAGAAACTGTAAAGCAATTGCCCAATCAAATGGGCTTTCTCAAACAAAGCCGGATCGGTTATGCAGCCAGGATGAGAATGAATGTAGTCAAACCAAAACCCCATCACCAGCGATGCCCGATCCAACAGTTCATGAAAACCCAAACTACCCGGTGCGAAGTCCTCTCGCAACTCTGCCTCTGTTTTTTTGTCATGTGCTTCCAAATTGCCGTCTACTTCCTCTTTCCGATCCTTTGCAATTTCTTCCGCACAATCGACCGCATACTGTCGTACTATATCGTCAAGCATCTTGTTCCTCCGATTTGTCAGTAATCAGTTCGCCCACAGCGTCACGCAACTCTTCTGCCTGCGTTACGAAACTCTGCACACCTCGTATCATGAGAATCGGTTCAGTGTCCTCCGACAACGAATCGCGAAATTGCTTCAACTGTGTCGCAAGCAAACACACTTTGCCGAATACAGAACCCTTTGATTCAGTCATCAGTTCCTCCGTAAATAATTTTCGATCTCTTGTTCTTTTTGATTGAGTAAATCCGACAACTTGTGTAACTCGATCTTGATCTCTTTTCTCAATAATTCGCATTCGTCGATGTCTTCGCTTGCGAAATGCCGCCTCCTAAGGCCCTCTAATTTGAACAATTGATTTAGACATTTTTTGGAAAGATCTACTATGAAATCAGACTTCCCATCCCAAAATACTATGTCATCATTCAGATCCGTGTGAAGATCTCTCGCCTGCTCTTCCAGTTTTGCGTGTTCTTCCGGTGTGGGACCTATTTTCCTCATCAATTTGTCCGAAATGTCTCCATGAATGTTCCTATGACGTTCCTGGTACTCGCTTTGGCCTGATTGCACTTTTTTGAATTTCTGCGGCTATTCGCTTTTGCTCTTTTTCATCCCCCTCCGCAGCCACAAATTCCCCCCGCAATACGTCTACTTCTTGTAGAATAATGCGACCCTCTTTAACCAAATTTAATAAAGCCGAATGATTCAATTTTTTGGCATTCTCTTCTAAATCATTCAACAATTCGCATTGTGATTTTATGAAAGCCGCATGCTCTTCGTCACTAACTCCCCTGATGGTCATTTTTTCCTCCATATCATGATAGCAGATGCCACAAAAACCAGGAAAAGATTCCAGTCCATATCGCCATGGACCAAGTCATGGACCAAGTCGGATTAACCAGTAGGAAAACAGTACAACCAAGCACCAAAAATGAAAAACATCACGCATCTAAGGGATGTGGTCATGGTATAAACTCGGGTTTCTCGCCTCGCTCCTGGCACATTTCCAAATAGTCGTCCACCGAATCGTGAAAGGTCCTGGACAAATTCGGGCACCGTAGCACCCTCAAATGTTATAACGTCTTTCATAACGCCTGCAACCCGACCGTGAAGAATCATCCGATCTTCATCGATTCCAACCATCGCGGAATAACCTTTGTATTTTTCCACACTAATTCTCCTTCCGCTTCCACAATTCTTTCCAGTTATGATCTACCTCAGGCTCTAATTCTTCGACTTTTCTGCGTAAGGCGATAATCATCTTATCAGGAGATTCGTCACTGACACCAAGCAACATACCATCGCCATATTGCTGTCGCCAAATGGCCCGTGCCGCACTCTTCAAAATGCTGACCAGTTCTTTGTCGGCCATTAAAGCCCTTTCAATCAAATAAAGGGGCCCCTTTCCCGGCAAAGCCGGGAAAGGGGCCTATGAACAACGAAAACGTTCAAACCTTACGCCGTCTTCCGTACCGGCAGCGGATAATTCATGATGTCCATCAGCAATTCCAGACGCGAGGCCTGGGTCAAGTACGGGATCAAGTTGGGCAAGGAGTAGTAGTCTCCATCGAAATCATAGGCATTCGCTTCGAAACCGGCATTCGTCGCCTGTTTTGCGAAATCGTGTTGGTTGTTCCTGTGAGGACCACAACGCAAAATGAAAACGGAGGGCTGCACGTTCAAGTGCAAAGCGTATTGCTTGAGCGAAGTCAAGAACGGCGGCGAAGTATTTTGTCCTTCGTCGGTAATCATGACAATCTGCTCGACACGCTGCTTCGCCATCGTCAATGCAACCAGACCACAACCGCAAGACGTGCAGCCACCGGCACCAATGCCCCGGAAAGCCCTTTCCCAGGAATCAAGGTCTTCACCCTGACTCTGGATTGGGTACGGGATCGTGTCGAAAGCGTACACGAAGAGGTTGGAATCGGTGATCGCGGAGATCATTGCGGCCATCCTCTTACCGATTTCGATAGCATCATGCATCGAAGACGACTTGTCAACCAACAGTGCGGTCGGACGCTCGATTCGACCCTTGGCCTTGACCTGAGCGTCGGCAACCTCACCCAACTGCTGGGCGATGTCTTCGGAGACTCCCGAAGCCTTGACAGCCTCGGCGGTCTTCATGGCCGCAACTCGCTTGCCCGTCTTGGCCTTCTCCAGACGATCCTGGATCTTCGCCCTCAGGTCTGCGTTATCGAAGGCTCCTCGACGCTTGAGCGAACCAATGTTGTTGATAAGCTCCTGGTCGGACATCACTTCGATCAACGCATACAGGACCGTAGGGGTCATGGTCTTGACAACAGTAGATGCCACACGATACGGAATCTTGTTGTCAATAATCGCCTGAGCCTGCTCGGCGGCGGTCGTCGCCTTATTCAAGGCCTTGACAGCCGAAAGCTTGCTATCCTCAGGCGGCTCTCCTTCGAACAGGATCTTCTGAGCCCGTTCCGTAGGCGAAATGTGAAGCAACGCATACAGCCGCTTCATGTGCTTGCGAGCCGTAAGGACGCAAGAGTCGAACCAGCCAGGATCTTCTTCACGCTCACGCATATAACGGATCACTTCCGTTCGCATGCTTCGCGGAATGTTCTGGAACAAACCCTGCTTCTCTTCACGAACCGTAGTTGTGGTACGAGCCCGACGACCATAGCCGGTCGTTTGCTGAACACGCTTCTTGACCTTCTTGCCGCTGATGAAGTCAACGACACGGCCAACCTGATAAGGTGGCAGATCGCGAAGCATGGCCAAACCGGCATCTCGGTGACCTTCGAAGTCGGACAGGCACAAGTTGATGATGAACATTTCCTTATGGTCGCGGATTTCCCCGCTAGCCGTGTACCACGCAGCAAGATGACCATAGAACAGCGGGTCCTGTTGGATCATTTGCTTGTGGACAGGGTAGAAACCCTGCAAATCTCGGTGAGGGGTTGTAAGCAAAGTGTTAAGGATACCAAGACGTTGGTCTTGTTCAGTCGTTTGAGTCATCTTTTTTCTCCTCTAGTTCATTCATCTCGCCATCAATATCTTTAAGGGCCTCCAAGTTGGTGCCCTCAACCACAAACCTGATTTCTTTTGTTTCGTCATTCTGTGCTAGACCAATGATGGGATGGTCAATTACCATCATTAGGTCGCCTTCCTCATCGTGGATCTCCTCTCCATCCTCGACCTCAAGGGCATCCATTGCCTCTTTGTTGATTTTGATGTACCCACTTAGGCAAATTTCGTAATCATCGTCAAATTCGCCCAAGTGTTCGATGAGGTCTTTCTTTTTCATGTCCCCGCCACCATAAAAAGAGGTCCATTATCCCCGCCACCATGAAAAAAGGGAACCGCTAGCGGTTCCCCAAATTTCAAATTTACCCGTCCAAGTCGAGAAACCGTTTGGTAAACAACAGGAATTGAACCTGCAACTTCAGTTTAATGGACTGATGCCCTACCATTGGGCGATGTTTGTAAGGTCCCAAAGTATGGGACGGATAAAAGAGGCCGGGGTCGGAATCGAACCGACTTAGTTTTCTTAACAGGAAAACCTTATCCATGTTTGTAGGCTTACACTGTAGGGAACGGTTGCCCGTTCAAGTCACGCAAGCAGGTCTCTTTCCCGGCCAATTTTGCAACCTTGTGGGTCGCTTTGCGTCCCCCGCTGGTTGCTTTGCATCCGAGGTAAACAAAGTTTACCCAAATACCGCCTGAGGTCGTAGTGTCAACTCTCCAGGAGTTCCACGATCAATCGCGAAATCACGGAGCTTGTTACGCACCTGATCGACGGAAAGCGAACTTACCTCGCTCAGGGCTCCAGCAACCGCATTACGGACTTCGGCATCCGTAGAGAGATCACCGACATCAACCTCTTCCTCGCGGAAGTCGTAAGAATGTCCCTCATATCGAACGTGAATCATGTTTTCCTCCTTTCCTTCTGGCACCTCATTATAGTGTATTCTCAGGCTTTGTAAAGCCGGATTTTCAAAAAAAATGACTGTACGAGTTGTGGTAGCTGTTACTGGTAACATTCCGGTTTCGACACCGGAACCTTCACTTTTCAAGAGTGACGCTCTGCATTGAGCTAAATGTTTGTAAGCTGCCAATATATGGTACAGTCAAAGTGCGGGAGGCTGGAATCGAACCAGCAGTCTTTTCCTTAGAAGGGAAACGTCTTTACCTTTTGTTTGTAAGCTTCACCTGTAGGAGACAATTTCTTGTCTGAGTCGCCAAAGCTGAAAACAGTCATTTGACCACTCCCGCATAAATTTTTCTGTCTGAGTCGAAAAAGCTTTCTGGTGCCCGCTTATATGTGCGGGCGAACATCCTAATTATGTTTGTAAGCTCGTTCTATGTGAGACAGAAAAGTGGAGGGGACCGGATTCGTGGCAATAACACCTAGTTTGTATGCTTTGCGATTTCTCGTCCAAGTTGGAAAAGCCGGAAACTTTTCCCCCCATCTATAATTTACGGTTGCTCGTCCTTTTATTCGGAGTCAACACAACCGTAGGGTTTTAATTAAATCCGCCCGAGTCGAAGGAGCAGTCCCCACTGGCACTTAGGGCCAGCAGGGTGCCCGGCATTCATCGCCGGGCCAAACATCCGAAGAGTTTGTAAGCTCTCATCAGTATGGGACGGAAAAGGCGGGGGAGCTTGGATTCGAACCAAGTTCTTCTAGTTTTCAGCTAGACGTTTTACCGTTTGTATGCTTTCGCTGTGGGGGCGATTTCTCGCCCAAGTCGTGGAAGCAGTCGAAGTGATTAACTTCTCCCCCGTAAATCTCCAAACCAAATTGTTAAAGAACAAATTGCCGTAGCAAGTATCTAATAAAACGCATGGGATCGCAAAAGGTTCACGGAATTTGGAAAATTTTTTATCCGGTCTTTCAACCCCTCTCTTGGGTAGGCTCAAAATTCACCACCTCTAACTTAAATTTCACTTTCCCAGCTACTAAATCCTTACCCGCTGCGAAGCGAAAGAGAAGGATAAAATCTCCATTTGGGAGCTAAAGCCGGAAATCCCTCATCATACATCTCCTGACGGTATTCCTTCTCCTCCTGCCACGTTGCATCGCCAAATAGGCGACGAAATTCTTCCTCAGTGACTTCTAAGCACCAACTCTCCCTTTCGGCGTCGAGAACCTCACGTTGGCGGTCAAGATGCTGACAAGGGGGACAGTCACCTATTTTCTCGGCACTGGCGGTTGATACCACTTAGTGGATGCTGGCAAGCGGGCTCCTCACGGGGCAAAATTCCACTTAATGGTTTTCGATTTTTGATATTATTGCAGACCAGATATCAGCAAGAAGTTTTTCTTCCCGTTGTCGGTTGATTTCAGGGTCCATGTGTTGAGGCGTATCCAAATTGATTTTCAGTTTGATATCATGTTCGACTATAGGATCGCCATCTGCGTCTATTTTTATAGGGCTACTCACAACACTAATTTCAAATTGCGTTTTCATTTTGAATCTCCTTTAAGTCGAGGCAGATATAACCTGGGATACTGGCTCACTGGTCGTCAACCGGCAACCTAACCATTTTTCCATCGACAAATTTGTAGTTCTTGTAATAGTCGTATCTGCCCCAATTCTGACAAAGTGACTAGATTGTTTAGATAAATATTTCATAATTTCCTTTAGTTTATATAGTTTTTAAAATCGTCTTTTGGTAGATTGATACTATATAGTGGCTTTTCACCATTTTTATCCTTCTTGCGGCGTGAAAACCCCTACCAATTCTGAAAGAGAATTGGTTGGTCATTAGCGAAGCGACCGTAGGGAGCGAGCATGACCAGCCCTTTAGGGTAGGGGATGAAACGCCGTGAGCTAGAAATATACTCAAAAATGAGTAGAACTTAACTATAATATATTTCCTGAATTTGTGAAGTAAGAGAGTGTGCCAATGACTGATGTTGTCCATGCCTAGCCTTTGAAATACAAGTTCTTGTATCTGAACTAATTGCCGTGAAAACCAAGCGGAACAACAATTCATCAGAAAGAAATACAATTTTCAATACAAATACCGCAGGAAGTGCGGGAATTTAAGCCTGTGGACTTGGTGTAAGACTTTCGATTGAGAAAGCAACTGAGGGTGAAGCAGGAAGCCCCGACCCTTTAGGGTCGTGGGTACTTCACGAGTCAATATATGTCACAATTAGAAACTTTTCTACGTAAAAATAAACAATACAACTTAAAAATTGCTGTGGTTGGCGATACTATGATTGATGAGTATTATTCGGTACGAGCAGATCGAGTAAGTCCTGAATTTCCGATCCCCGTATCGCAATGCATGAATCCATTGGCTTCAGCAATCTCAATTTCAACTAAAGCCTTTCTTAACTGCTCGGCATTTACTATGACTTCAATCATTAGTTTTCCTTTCAAGTGACTGTAAGTCTTCGCTAAGATAATCGACAATTTGGGCCAATTCGGTAAGTTTGTTTAAAATCAATTCGTTGGTTGCCTCCATAACCAATCCACATCTCCCGCACTTAATCGGTTCTCCTACTGATTTTCCAACCACTAAGTAATCAACGGGATGGTGACAAAGCGACTGAAAAATTGCTCGACAAGCATCGCAGCCCTTACCACCGTCACATTTAGGCGGACAAATGCCTTTGTAGTGTTTTGCATTCTTACATTCTTTCATAAATTTTGGCGGCAGGAAACCTCTACATTTCACAGAAATGTTTGACCTGTGAGCGTTATTGCGAGCGTAGCGAGCAATCATGCGAACTAGGTCAAACCCTTGTGGGAGGAATGCCGCCCTCCTTAAAATATTGTAAATTACTGACTAATATAATGTGTACTGTTATGCCACGCACTACCTTTGAGTAGAGAACGGTTGAATAACATAAATTTGTTAAGTACACTATTTGGACGCTATATGCTATCCAAATACGGCTGTCGTCAATCAAGTGCTCTTTAACTACAAGTTAGATCGAACAAGTCCCTCCCCTTGTGGGAGGGGTAATTGACGTTAGTCAATATATCCCGAAAAGAAATTCTTTGCAATAGCAAAAGCAGCGGCGGCACGAATCGAACGTGCAACGTCATGGCTCAGAACCACGCTCCAGTACCAATACCGGACCCACCGCTAAAGAGCAACCGAGATACGAATTGAACGTATGACAAACAGGGTCAAAACCTGCCTCCAGTACCAACACCGGACCCTCGGTTAAGCTGTGGGGAGAGGGCTTGAACCTCCATACCGATTCTCATCGGAATACACGAAGTTAACAGCTTCGCCGCTTACCAACATTAGCGTACCCCACATTAAATCAGGCCATATTGTCTAGCCCATTTTCTTACAGCATTATCGCTGACTTTGTATTTCCTTCCTATCGCACACCAATTTCCTATTTCTTGAATCTCCCTTTTCAACTTTGCCTTAGAAGGACGCTCTGCCTTCCTTTGAAAAAGTCTGACACAAGAAACTGAACAAAACTTATACTTATTTCCTGGTGGTGTAAATTCTTTCTTACATTGCGGACATTTCCGTTTGGTAACGACCTTTTTCTTTACTGCTTCCATTCTTAATTGTCGGCTTTCTTGTATCAATTCATCGTGGGTTTCCGCATGACAATTTCTACAAAGCATATCGCACTTATCCACTTCCTTTTTCAACCTTTCATAACTCCAACTTTTCCCTCCAATCGTGAAGTCCTTTTCCTCTGAATTTCGATGGTGAAATTCAAAAACAGAAGGAATCAATTTATCGTAGCCACACCTTTGGCATTTACCGCCTTTGTATTCAACAAGCTTTAATTTAGTTCTATTCCGCCAATTCATAACGGCTATTGATTTTCTATTCATTACTCTCCTCGATTAACTGAATTAGTTAATCTAAAAGAATAATAATTCGAATTTTTCAAAGGCAGGCTTGGGAATCGGACCCAACTTTCGCACGTTAACAGCGTGCCGCATCACCAGTTTGCTTGCCTGCCGCAAGCCCGCCAGGATTCGAACCCGATTCATCTGGGTTGGAGCCAGAGACCTCTCCCAGGAGGACGGACTTGTAAAGTGGTAGTTCCGAGAGTCGAACTCGGCTCAGAATCCTTATCAGGGATTCCAGGGCATACCGGCCCGTCAACTACCAAAGGGGGCAAGACGGGGATCGAACCCGCACGGTCGCAATGACCTCCTGATTCACAGTCAGGCTCGGCTAACCAGTATCCGACTCCTACCCCATATTAGCTCGCTTTTTTGCCCAGTAACCTCTTCTGGGTTCTAATTTTATGCCAAGCGATTTACATCTTTTTTTTACAGCATTACCCGTTACGCCAAACATTTCTCCTATTTTCTCATAGGGCTTTTCTGTAATTAGCTTTTCCATTTCCTTTTTTGTAACATGAAACTTCCTGGAGGATGTTGCCGCACATGCGACCGAACAATACTTATGCAATTTATATTTCTCTTCACCACACACAGGACATTTATCAAATTCCTTTTTTCTTAATTTGATAACATCAGCATACTCCTCATTAAAACGTGCATAATTCTTTGGTAGTTTCGTCACCCCCGCATGAATTTCTCTATGGCATCGACAACAAACAATTGTGCATTTTCTTGCCTCCTCGACTATTTTTGACCATGCATAACCATTACGCATAGCTTTATGAAGAGCATGATCTTTTTCGCCAGGATCGACATGATGGTAATCTAACGCCGCTATGGTTTTGGAGTAACCACAAATTGTGCATTTTCCACCAAATGCCGCCGCTAAATTTTCTCGGGCTTTTTGCCTCCAAGTTTTCTTTCTGTCTATCATTTGAACCTCTTTAGTTGTTATGGCATGATGTGCCATAATTAACTTAGTAAGGCTCAAACAAATTTTAGAGCAGCCACGGAGAATTGAACTCCGATCTCCAGTATGGCAAACTGACGTACTACCATTGTACGCTGCCTGAGGCTATTTAACCAAATTGTCAAAGAACTACCGCAACGATTTTCCCTTTACCACGAAGAAACTTCAAAGCCTCTTCATAGGAACAATCGCCTTCTTTCAATACCCAAGTTTCCTCGGGCGAAATTGCCATTAAATACCACATAAGAGCTAGCGGAGGGAGTCGAACCCAATCTTAATCTTGTTTACAGGACAAGTGCATAACCGTTCTGCCACGCTAGCATTCTCCAGCTTCCTCAAGAAGCTTCTTCGCCTTTTCTATCTCTTTCGCCTTCTTAGTTTCCTTTCTCTTTTTAGCGGCTTCGGCCCTTCTCTTCTTTTCGGCCCCCAACCTCTTCACTTCCTTATCGTAAGCCGCCCTTTGTTCCTTCGTCATCAATTTCTTCAACGAGGTCTTTGTGACTTCCTGGGCGATCCTGATGCCCTCTTTCGCCAAACAACCGGCATCCATAGTATCCAAATCAAACTCAACCATTCTGCCGTAAGAATTGTCCTTATCACAGTAGAAAAACTTCTTCCCCGCCACCAGCCTCTTTTCTCTATCCTCTATACTCGTCAAGTTCACCCATCCCAAATTCTTCAAAGCCTGGATCGCTTCTCGGTCACCGTTCTTGACCATCGAAACCAAGACATTGACAAGATCCTGCTTCAAAGCATAGTTTGCCGTTTGGGCGAGGCCACCCAGACTTATGTCCTGAATAGTTAAAGTGGGTTCACAAGAACATTCGTCATAGCACCTACAATCGTCCTCAGCCTGTACTAAAATCAACTTGTAACTCATGATTTCGTTCCTTTCAGAGACAGCGGGCGGATTCGAACCGCATGACCACTGATTTTGCAAACCAGCCCCTTCACCATCAGGGATTAGGTTCCACTGTCAAAGAGCAGACGATGGGATTTGAACCCACAACCATCAGATTGGAAATCTGAGACTCTGCCAATTGAGTTACGTCTGCTTATTCATATTCATAAAATCCCATTGCCTCCGATTCATGAACTAATTCTTCCTGACAATATTCCTGCAATTCCCTCAGAGCCTCCCTCGCCAGATCAGACTGATCTTTTTCAAAACAACAACATTCGGAAACCGAAGCCGAAGAATTACATCCTTCAACATGACCGAAGTCACGAATCTGTTCTAGCAAATAAAAGACTTTTTCAAGGTGGCTCATTTTAGCTTCTCTATTTCTTCCTTTAGGCTTTTTATCCAGCGTTTTGGCCTTGACTCTTTTAACCCAGCAAGATGCAAAAGTCGCTCTTTTTTTTCGGGATCAGGGTCGTAGTGTAATTCCCTTCCCCTTTGATATTCTCTCAAATGCCTTACTTTAGCGTCTTTTTCTTTTTCGTTCATTTGCCTCCCAAGTAGGGCCGAGAGGAATCGAACCTCCATTGCGGTTTCCCGCCCGGATTAAGAATCCGGTGCATTACCTTGTCTGCCACGACCCCGTATTGCTTCAAGCTTATTTGAAAGGGTATCTTGCTTTCGCTTATGTCCTTTCTTCGGCTTAGAACGGGGCCGGGGCTTGGAACGCATAGACTCCTGCCACTCGGCCATTTCTCCAGCAGTCTCAAACTGCTTCGTTATTCCTCTTATAGTAAGTTCAAACATCGTTTTCTTCGTCCTCGTCGTTAATCCCACATTCTTTCACTTGATCCCAAAGTAATCCTCCGTGTTCCCAATCCCCCGCTTCCAAATATGCACAATATCCATTTTCTTGATAGGGCTTGTCTTCATTCAAACTCCACCAAGGACACTTGCCTCTGCCTCTTGCATATCTATAGCAATAGGGTCCTGGCGGTATGTGTTTTTCCATTTCTTTCTTGTTCATTTTCCTCACAATTTGTCATTTCTAGTGACCCCTGTGGAACTCGAATCCATAACCTTCGGATTAACGTGCCAACTACAGCTTTCGCTGCCCTTTCGGTTTGTGGCCTGGACTTTCCCTTAACCCTCGTCTTTACGTTAGGGTTCCGCCTGTCAAGTCTCTACACCTTCCTGTTTCCAGGCTTGGCTCGGGATTGCCATTTTACAGGGTTCCCCGAATTTAAGCGGTTCTACTTTTTGGGTTTCCCCAAAAGCACTCCTATTCGAAGTCCGATGCTCTAACCAAATTGAGCTAAGGGGTCCGAATGAGGTCGCCGGGCCACGATCCCGAACTGGTAGGGTAAAAGCCTACTGTGCTGCCAAATTACACCACGACCCCAATCTAAATTTCAGGGCCATGCGTTTCAATCTCGTTCTGTTCATTCTCATTTCATTTCTCCTATAGGGATTGCTTCTCCTCTAGTCTCCTCTAGTATTGTAGGGGTCGAACACAAAACTGGTCGCCCGCACTTTGGACAAACAGCTAAGGCATGGGCAAATCCCCATCGATCTATTTCCACAATTGCCCGTGGCTCGACTTCTCCATGTTGTGAGCAAGTATACATAAATCTCCCTCCAATTAGTCATTATCCCAATATACCTCGTCCCAACAATCCGAATAATCCTCAGTGCAGCGTTCGTCCCACCAATATTCTCGGCCACAGGTTGGACATTCGCCGTTTTCCCAACGCTCTCCTTCAAAGTCATTTTCGCAAAAGGGACAGTATATGTCGATGTTCATTTTTCTCCAATAAAAAAAACCCTTTTCGCCCTGCGGGCGAAAAGGGTTTCTTACCACAGGGCATACAACGACATTAACCACATCCTGTTTGAATGTGCTTATGCCAGTTCGTATTACCCTGTTTGGTCATCATTTTCAAGTTCTCCTAAAGTGGCAGGGGAGGGAGTCGAACCCCCCATCTTTAGGTTATGAGCCTAACGAGATACCGCTTCTCCACCCTGCGTCATGTATTAGTATTATAGACGGCTGGCATCGAAAATGGTTCACGAAAAATCAAGGAATTTGTCCAATTCCCTCTATCCTGTTGATTTCATCTTCTAATCGTTTGACCTTCTTTTCCAGGCTTTTCACTTTCTTGATTTTCTTCTTCAAGGCGGCGACGTAATCAGCAATCTCATTCCGCTGCTCACGGCAATGGGAACACAGGTTACACCCTGGACATAGGGCGGGACCGTAGCGGATCTCGTCTTCGGTGATCTCTTTCATTTTTTGGCTTCCCTATTGGGACGGCAACACACAACCGGCCATTCATCGACAAGATCGCATTCAGTTGCGGCAACAGATTTAGAATTAGATTCGGACGGCACTTCCGACAAACGGATGAACTCTTTGCACTGCCAAGTCGGATACCATTGATTTACCGGAACAATGCATAGTTGAAGATTCCGATTCTTATCCCACCAAGACCCTTCGATTCGATAAATTTCGTCAGCAACGGCAACCCGCAATCCTCGTAGTCCTACACGGCAATTCCTACGACGGGCTAGTTCGTCAGATACTCTTGTTGGTCCTGCCATATGATTCTCCTTTTCAAGTATAACAAGCCCACCCTTCTTCAGGATCATAATGTTTGGCCGAAAACTC